GATGAATGTCATACTCCCATAAACTGTCATACCCTTTTGGTACATTAGTTTTCTTAGGTCTTGGTTTACGTGGTACTCGTTTCAATGTATCTTCCTAGAATCTCTAGCATCTATTTCGCATTGAAAAACAACAGCAAACATAGCTAATGTTTCAGTATCAATATTATCTAAACACTCGTTCTCTTCTTGTAATACTTTACCTAATTCAATTATTGCATTTTCTAAATCAGTTTTCATTTACTAAGTCCTTGACAGTTATGTCGTTTATATTTTTATATTTAATTAATTTTTTAATTTTTTTATTAATCCATTTTAAAGAAAAAGCAGATAACCTCATCTGACCATTTGCATAAATGTGAGTATCTGTAGGAACTAAATCAGCTGCTTGTTCTATTGTAAGTTTCTTTGCTTCTTCTTTTGACACTAAAGTTTTTACCCAATCAATTAAAAGCATTAAAGATTTTCTTCTTATCTGTTTTGTTTTTCTTCCGTTCATAGTACCTCCTGTACATTAGGAATTTTCTTTATAGTTGTAAAGTATACTAAACCTGTTGAATATTTAAATCCTCTTAGCCCTTGTCCCTCGTTTGAATCTTTGTGACATTCAAACTTATAAGGACACCAAGCACAACCTCTAGGTAACTTCATGTTACCTGCCTTGCCTTCTGGTATAGGTTCATAACAAAACTCGGGTGGTTTCTTTTTCTTAACAATAGATTTAATAGATTTAATACGTTCTTTAATATTAGGTTTGTCTAATTCTTCTGGCTTAAACAAAGTTAGTTCTCCTGTCTCTTTATTTAAAACTAAAAACCCACCGTTGTTAGTACCTTCTGCTTCTTCATACCCTGCAAGTTGTGCTAAGTATCCAAAGTTATCTTGCTCTGCTAGTGTTCCGTCTCTGAATTTCTTAAACGCAAAACCAGAAGCTGTCTTTACATCTACTACTTCACCATGAATCTTACAATCCATATGACCTTTGATTCCACTAACAGAAATTTCTTTTTGTTCAGAGTCAATCTTATGCCCGGACATTTTAACAAAGAATAAAACTAACACTTCAAGTAAGTGTCCGTATAAAAATTTAATCATAGTACTAGATTCTAATTCTCTAGCAGAAACATTTTTAGAATTCATGTCATACCACAACTGACGAGAAGGCTTCCCGATGTTAGACATTCTTAATGTATTAACATTAGCTTTGTCTGCACCACGAGGAGTAGCCCAATGTTTTAAAGCATTAGCCATGTCTTCACCAAAGACTTTTAAATCCTGGTCGGTTAATTTAATATCCTTACCCTTAGTTAAGGTAGATATAGTAGAGTAAATATCATCTACTAATGTATCTAGGTTTTTATTTTTTGGCATCTTCAAACTCCTTGAAAGCTTTAATCACATCTGATGAAAAAAGTTTTTGTAAATTAACTAAATACATTTGACTTGCATTGTGGTCTCCACCGGATACAGTTTTAAAAGTATCAAGCTTATCAACAATCGTTCTAAGAACCTCTGTTTTAAATACAAGAGTGCAGTACTCGTTGTCTCCGATACAAAGATTGTGAAACCAATAGTCTGACTCAGTAGCTTTAATCCCAGAAGGTTTACCATAGCTTTGATATTCAATAGCTATGTTCCCGGTCTTCATCCACATACCACGTTCTGATTTAACTTCTATCTTTTTATCTTGTAACATTGATGCTACTTTATCTTCTCTAACTGTACCATACTGCAAGTCTAGGTCAAACTTCTTTCTGTTTTCTTTAGTGGGTTTCACTCCAATTATCTCCTATCTTGTATTCACCATCCATAGGACAGCGAAGATTTAAATATTCTCCAGCTTTAATAAGACTATTAACAGCAAGTTCTCCGACAAATTCTGCTTGTGATTCTTTAACTTCTATCTGCCACTCATCGTGAATGTTAGCAACAAACTTATAATCAGTAACATTTAGTTTTAATAACTCGTCTAGTATAACTAAACCTTGTTTCATAATAATAGCACCATTACCTTGTAGTAATGTATTTAAAGCTGCGTGTTGATGTCTTACAAAGATTCTTCTACCATCTAATCCTTTGAGGAAACCTTTTGAAGCTGCTCGGTCAACTCTGTTTTTAAGAGCGTTAAATGATGGGTTACTACTAAGAAAGCGTTCTCGCAATCGCTTACCTTCGAGTCTATCTCCTTCAATAATGCTACCAATCTTAGCATCTCCGGCTCCGTAAATGAGGGCATAGATGAAAGTTTTTGCCTGGTCTCTTGATTCAAGTCCTGCAAGATTTTTGTTAGCTGTGTGAATGTCACCATTAATGATTTCATTTATATACTCCTCGTTAGCCATATAGTGAGCCAACATTCTTAGTTCTAATTGACTTGCATCTATACCTACAAGTTTATATCCATCTGCAACAGTCCAACAACTTCGACATTCCTTACCAAAAGGAGAGGAAGAAGCTGGTACTTGTGCCATGTTAGGACTATGATGAGACATACGCCCAGTAATAGTTCCCATTGACATCACCGAACCATGTACTCTCCCATCTTTTTTACCTCTAAGTTCAACAGCATCAATCCAAGATTCAATCTGCGTTGCTCTCTTTTGTAATAATAAATACTCTGCAATTAAGTTAGCTTCTGGGATATGTTTAATAGCTTTTAAAGTTCCCTCATCAGCTATAGGCTTACCTGTTTCTGTAAACCTTTTAGGCTTCCATCCAAAATCTATTAAGTATTCACCTATTTGTTGACGGGACCCTAAGTTAAATTCTTTTAATTCTTTTCTTTGAAAAGGAGTAATGTCTAAAGTGTTAACTCTTTCTTCATACTCTATCTGAGAAAGACCAGACTTAGAAAGTGTTCCATCATTTTTTAATTTAGGTACTACATCTTTAACAAAAACCCACTTAGGTTTAAATGTTTCATGTACTTCTTTTTCAACTTCTGATTTTCTTTTATTTAAAGAACTTAATAAAGACATCCCAACATGTTCATCAAATAAAAACCCATTGATTTGTTGTTGCTGTAATATTTTACAAACCTCATGCTCAAGGTCAACAGATTGCTTAGTAAAAACAGAACCCTCTTTTCTTAAAGCTTCGAGTACTTTTTTATTTAATGTAACATCTTGTATACAATACGTTAACATATCTTTACTAAAACCAGAGAAGTTTGGTTGTTCTCCTTTAGGACAATTCAATCTCCAACCCCATTTCTCTAAGCTATGTCCTCCATCACGAGTGGGGTGGAATAGTCTTGACAGGGTCAAGGTATCAATGACTTCTACACATGTAGATAAATCCACCCCAAAAAGTTTTTTAATAACAGGTATATCAAAGCCTATAATATTGTGTCCTATAAGTTTATCTGCCTTAGACAGAAACTCAATGCCTTTATCTATTTCTCCGGGGTCAAAGGAATAAACGTTATCGTCTTGGTCAATCGCAACGATGCACCAAATTTCTGTAGCAGCAGGTACATAAACCTCTATATTTTTCTTAAGGTCTACATCATAAATCTTTTGTGTACAGTCAAACAGAAGTCCGTTTGTTTCTATATCAAATGTTAGTTCCATGTTGTCTCCTAAAAAGGTACTAAAGTCTCAGTGTTCTCACTCATTAACTCATCATCAGTGTACTCTGATAATCGACCAGAGTCTGAATCATAAACCAAAGAAGTAGCTAGACCCACATCTCCTGTATATCTAGACTTAAGAACACGAAGTTTAGTAGTCCTAGATTCTAACTCATCATCTGCTTGTTGGTTACGTTCTAATGCAATGACACAATCTGATAACTGACCTATACTATTAGAACCTCGAAGATGAGAGAGACTAACTTCAACACCATTCTCATGTCCTTTGTTACCATCAACACGCCTTAGATGAGATACAAGTATAAGCCCAGCTCCTGTTTCTTCTACTAAGCTACGAAGTCTAGTCATGATATTGTCAATAGCCCTACGCTCATCACCCTCTGCTATCTGACTGACTAGCATATGGAGATGGTCTACTACTACCCACTTACAATCACAACCAACAATGAGGTATCTAAGCTTCGCAAAGATGTCATCAATTTCATTAGTACCAAAGTGAGCATGGATAAATACTTTATCTTTATCAAACATTGTCTTGTACATATCAATCAAAGTATCTTCCGTAAACTTATCTCTCTCCTGGTCTACATACAACCTAGCATTAGCTTCAATAGATAGTATACCATCTACAGTTCTACGCCAATCTTCTTCGAGAGCAATGATGCCTACATTATCTTCGGTGTTCTTTATTAACCAATGTTCTATCTCTCTAGTAACACTAGACTTACCAAGTCCTGTACCACCTGTAAGAGTAACAAGTTCTCCTTGTCGCATACCATAAAGCTTATCGTTTAATCCTTTCCAAGGATAGGGAATGCTTGGTTTTCTTTTTCTATTTAAAAAGTCTTCTTGTTTCTCTGATACACGAATGATTCCACTAGGCGTATAAACTTTAGCATCCCACCATGCAGAGGTAAAGTCTTTGTAATTACCTTTGACAAGCATGTCGTTAGCATCCTTGTAGCCATTAGGTAGCGTAACAACTTTTGCTTTACCAGGTTTTAGAATCATTGCAACTTTCATTGCAGCTTCTTGTCCGGCTTTGTCTTTATCAAAACATAAGACAACATTATCAAAGCTTTCTACATACTCAAGGTTTTCCTTGATGTCTTTGACTGCTGAAGCTGCTCCTCTAACAATAGAAACTACAGCCCACTTACTACCTAGTAGTTCGTAAGCCGCCATAGCATCACACTCCCCTT